CTCTATCTTCAAGAAAACTGTGGAATACCGGCAATATGTTCATATACAACACGACCAATGCGACATGGGGAAATCAACGGTCGAGACCATTGGTTTGTCGGACACGATCATCCAATCCCAGAAAAGCCATTAGCATACACATTCTTTGGAGGGAATCATTATTGGACTGAAACGTCACAAATTGATGGCCTTAAAAGATGTACTTATGTCATAGACGAAAAGGGGCTTATCGAATTGAAAGAATACTGGAGCGATAAATACGAAATCTTGTCAGTCCACATTGATCGTCCAGTTCGTGATGACATTGACCCTGATCGTCTTCTACGAGATTATGAACGTATCAATATTGAGCATTATGATATAGTCCTCAATAATGATTCTGACCTCGAATCATTCTTAAAAACCGCAGTAACCACCATAGCAACATTCATAGCATAATGGCAACACCTAAAGAATCAAATCCGTACATTGTCGGGCTGGTGCTCGACTTTGAAACCGGTGGAATACCGAACAAGACAAAGAAGCTCACAGCTGCTAATATCGGTATCACCCAGATAGCAATTCACGCTGTCCGCTTGGACACATTTGAGAAACTTGGCTCATATGTCAAATACATCTATCCGTATGACCAAAAAGAAATCAAGGCTCTTGCACCAAAGCGCAAAGTCCTTAAAAGCAAATATGAATCACCAGCAACTGAGCAAATGGTGTATGAGGACGCAGCTTTGAATTATACAGCAATTACAATGGATATGCTGTTAGAAATGGGAGTGGACATCAATGAAGTCGCACAGGATGTACTCAAGTTTATCAAAGATGTCACCTATCCAAAGACTCCTAAGAATATGATGCCTCTGGTTATCGGGCAGAATATCACATTCGATGAAGCATTCTTAATCCAGATGTTTGAGTACACCGGATTGTTGTCTGAATTGATTAAAGTTATCCGTGGCTGGGTCGATTTCTATGGCAACTGGCACCCTCAGATGATTGATACAATTCATCTTGGTCAACTTGCTCTTTGCAGCAATCCAAATGTAAACTCCTATAAACTGGAAATCATGTGCGAACATCTCGGTGTAGAACTTGATGACGCTCACGATGCAGATGCTGATGTAGCAGCCACCACCAATGTAGCCGCAGTTCTTGCTCAACGAATGAGAAGCGTTGGTGGAACTATTGAAGGTGGTGAGATTCAGATGAACAAAGCTGAAAAATCACGCAAACATTTTAAAATATGACGACAGACATCCCTAACCATCAAGAAGATGTGGTATTGCCTCCAGTTAAGGAGGCTACCACAACATTCAAGGTCATTACAGACCGTGTGGTTCTCAAAATAGTGAATGAGAAACACCCTGAAATTACTCTGGCTGAGATTTCAGGATATGATCTGAATATTGCATTCAATATGGAGTATATCAATTCACTTGAAGATGTTGCAGCTGTGAAAGAAGGTTTTGCAACACTAATTGGAAATACAGTAATGGATATACTTCTGGCACACAAACATCAGCCAGAATAGCAGACTATTCCTAATAAACAAAGCCTCGGTAGCAGTTATCGAGGCTTTCAATTAGGAATTTCAATGGAAAATAAGCAATTAACTGACCAAGAGGTGTTATTCTGTGAGCTGTTTATGAACGGCGCAGCACCTTATGCTGGTAATGCTGTCAAATGTTATTCCGAAGTGTTTAAAGAAGATGGCCCAAGAATACGTCATAAAGCCAAATTGCTTCTAAATCGAGAAGACATAAAGACTTATCTCACCCAATTGGAAGAGATGAGTGTTGAAGAAGCTGGCAATATGAAACGCTATCTCACTCAGAATCTGATGAAGATTCTTGAAGAAACTTCGACAGCAGAATTTCGTGATAGGCGAGGCACATTATTGTCCACAGCTCCACTGAGAAGTGTGGCTGTAAGTGCGGCAAAAGCACTGATGGACATGTATGCCGTCAAGGAGGCGCAAACAGTCAATTTGGAAGGTGGAAATGCCGAAGGTGGTGGCATTACTTTCAATGTTATTGTGCCGGAATCTAAATCTGAGATTAATCCCAAATCAGAATAATGTTAGAGATTATTGTAACCGGCATTGTCAGCTTGATAACTGGTGCTGGTGGTATGCTATTTTTCTATCCCCAGACTCGAAAAGCAAAAATCTTGGAAAACGAAGCCAAGCAATCGGAGGAATGGAAGAAACTTTACGAAGAAGAACGCCATTTACGCGATGAGGACCGAAAAGTCTGGGAGGAAGAACGAGCACGATATGAAACTAAAATTGACACACTGTATGACCAAATCAGCCATCAGCGTGATTGTAAGGCAGAGCTATCCAAAACAAATGCAACTCTTCAGGTTGAAAATACTCGTCTGTGTATGTTGAAGTGCGAAGTTCCGGCCTGCCCAAATCGAAAACCACCAACAGGATATTAATAACTATGGAACAAATCATTACAATTGTGGCTTCAGAAGAATTATCAGAATTAAAACTTTCTGAACTCGTTGGTCGCAAAGGAATTGTGAAAGAACTGTGCTATCATCAATTTGGTAGCAGACCGAGGGGTGCTTGGATAGAATTGATCGGAGAACCCTATCTTGACGAACAGGAATGGTATATTCCAGATAACTCAATAATGCACGATGACAACATTAAAGCAAGGCAGTAGAGGTTATGAAGTCAAACAACTTCAAAAGAAGCTGAATCTATTAGATGACGGAATTTTCGGACCGCTTACTGAAGAAGCTGTACGAGCATTTCAGAAATCTAAAGGGCTTACCGCAGACGGCATTGTCGGTCCAAAGACATGGGCTGCATTAGGTGTGGTTTCTGCGTCAAATCCTCGAAATATCAAAGAAATTATTGTCCACTGTTCGGCAACTCCAGAAGGAGAAGATTTTACCGTTGAACAGATAAGGAAGATGCACTTAGCGCGAGGCTTTTCAGATATTGGCTATCACTACGTCATCTATCGCGATGGTTCCATTCATAAAGGGCGAGATGAAGCTAAAAGTGGAGCACATTGCACTGGACACAACACCATCTCAATTGGTGTATGCTATATAGGTGGCTGTCCGCCTCGTTCTACTCCCAATTGGATGAATAAAGGGAAGGACACTCGCACTGAAGTTCAGAAAACGGCTCTGCTTAAAATTTTGAAAGAACTGAAGGCTAAATATCCAAAAGCAACAATCCACAGTCACAGAGATTTTGCTAACAAAGCATGTCCTTCGTTTGATGCGACAAAAGAATATAAAAATCTATGACAATGAAAAACGCACCATTAATTATCGGAATTGTTTTGGCCCTATGGTTAGGTTTTAGCGTAGGGCAATGCACTGGCTCACGTTCTTCGCCCATTGAAGAAGATATTTCAGTGTATTGTGATACAATAGTGGACACCATTACCTATCGCCAACCGATTCCTGTGGATAGTGTCGTTTTACGCTACGTCACTGTCAAATTACCACAAGTTGATACTATCTTGACAAAAGGTGAGGATATTATCAAAGTAGATAGTGTGTATGTCGAGGTTCCTATTCAGCAAAAAGAATATCAAGACAGTGCATATCACGCATGGATAAGTGGTTTTAATGTTAATTTGGACAGTATAAATATCTTTCCAAAAACGATTACGGTAACGCACCGTATCAGAGAGCCGCCCAAACGTTGGGGATTAGGTATTCAATTAGGCGCAGGATATTATGGCGATAATCGAAAATTCGGTCCATATATAGGAGTGGGTGTTAGTTATAATATTCTGACATGGTAAAAAATTTAAGCGAAGCTCAAACTACTCTATTTGAGCTTCGCTATTTTTAATAAACAACAAACAAAAACGATATGGAACTACACATAAAAGACCGTATGTATTTTCCTCAACTGCTTCCACAGCAGAACACCTTTATGGAGTATGCTATGAAGCGTCAGATTCTGAAGAAAGTTGGCTTGACCAAGGAAGATCAAGAAGCCTTCAGTATCGTAGAGGACAAAGAAAAGAATGAGATTCGCTGGAATATCGAAAAAGATATGGCACAGCCATTAACAGTTGACTTCACCAAGGACGAACTTGAGTATATCAAGAAAGGCTGTGAAGCACTGTCTGAGCATCCATGCCCAGATGATTTCTGGGGACTTGTTGAACGAATCTACAATACCGAACCGCAAAAGTGATTCATGCTCAATAATAATGTTGGCTCCCTTCCCAGATAATTTCCGGGAAGGGAGTTTTTAATATGCAGCAAGAGCATGAAGATAATTGGCGTAATGAGCCTCAATCATTTCAACGGATGTTCCAGCAGTCTTCGCTATCATCGCCAGTGGCATTTTATTCTCAGTCACAGCTTGCGTGATAGCAGTTCTGCGAAAGGCGTAAAGCGTTAACTGGAATGGAACTCCCAGATATTTCCCAACTTTATGTAGGAATCTGTTGATTTGGCCGCAGATATGATTCCCTTTGTAGTAGTGATAGTGGAATTGCTGAGGATCGTTCAGATTCCATTTAGTTTGATTGAGTGCAAAGGGGAATATATAACCACCTTTAGACTTTCCTTGATACTTCATCACAATCTCAACAGCTTTTGGAGACAGATATTGTATAACCAAGGCTTTAGAGGTATGCTTGCTTGATGCTCCATAGTTCTTCTTTTTGGCTGGAATATAGGTGCAAGTGAATCGCTTTGTGTTTGCATCATAAGCGATATTGTCCCAGTGGAGCCTCAGTATATCTATGGGGCGAGATTTCATTTCATACAGGAGCATACAGAAATCCCGATAGAGTTCCTTGTAGTATTCCATTTGTGGGCCACGAGCCATTTTGATTTCGCTGAGGTCCATTTGAACAAACTGCTCATATTGCTCAGGTGTCAGACTTTGAACAGCTCCTCCATTAGAAAGAAAATCCTTTGCTTTATCGGTCACTTTATGGATTGGAGCATAATCCATATATGGAAAGTCTGGGCGATAGGTTATCAGACGTGCTTTTCGTGCTCTGCTGATAGCTGCGGCGAATATTTTCATCGTGCCGATAAAGTTAGTGCCTTTACCATTTTTACCCTTCTGTTTGTTCAGCCACTTGATAAGTTGCACAAAACTATCGTCTCCAAGGGCTGTCAGAGGCTGTTTTATGAGCTTTCCTTCAGCTTCCAGCTTGTGCAGAAGTGTTAAATATCCTTGATAGCTTGCAGAGGGTTTCAGCCGTTTAGGATTCTTTATCTCCTCAATGATCTGCTCCAGCCATTTGCCCAAAGTCATATTGTCACCGGGCATAGCATGGCTTGTCACATTGGGCGGTGTGACTATTTTCTTTGGAGGTTTGGATAATTGAGGCTTAGGTTTTGGCTCTTGAACGGCAAGATGCTCTGTTGCCTCTTGATATGCAAACAGTTCTCTACCAGATTCAAAGTCATACCTTTCCAGCAAGTCCTCGTAGTATCTGAGGACATCACTCAGGATTTTGTTGTTTGCACTGTCGATAGGGCGGCGAGATACAAATCTTTGTGCCGACTTATCCCATGTCTTGAAGTCGGGGTTTCTGAGTTCATCGACGGCCCGATAGTGCCGAATAGAAGTCCCCTTGACGGTTGCACACAAGCAGAACCGTCCATTTCTGTTAGTAAATTTTAACGAAATATTCGCCATTTGAATGAAGATTTACGGGCGAACTACTTTGAGATTACAGTATTATTTGTGCTGTGCACAAAACTTCATTCATACTGCCGGAAAGACCAGTTTGATACAAAGTAATCCATATAGTACAGAAACGATGTAATCGTCTAATCTTCATTCAATTATAAAAATAAAAGTCGAGGGTTGATTCTCGACTTTTATCACAGGGCGGAGAGGACGAGAGCCTAACGCCTGACATTCAAGGGTTTCACACAATGCCAAGTCGGTGAAAATGTGATTGTTGCATGATTTTTTGATATTGGGCGATGTCATGGCGTGTCAATTCGGGCTTCAAAATTCGTGTACCTTATCGTGTACCATCACAATTTATCAAACTTTGTCATTGATTGTCTTTTCAATTCATCGACAATGGCGATGTAAGGCTTCATCGCTTCAAACTTTGAATGCCCCGTCCATCGCATAATAACTTCGGCGGCGATTCCAAGTTGCAAGGCGGTGACAACGAATGTGCGCCGGGCGACGTGTGTTGTTATCAACGCCCATTTCGGCAAGACTTCTTCATGCCGTTGGTTGCCGTTGAAATACACAATGCGCGTCGGGGTGTCGATGCCCGCAGCTTTCGCAATGTTTTTCAAATAAAGATTCATCCGCACGTTACATGGCACGGGCAAGGCAAGGTCGTGTTGAAATTTTACGTCCTTGTATTTGTCAAGTATTGCGCGGGAATGCTTGTTCAACTCGATTTTCAGCCCGTCAACCGTCTTTTGTGTCACCACGTCAATGTAAGTTTCTTTGACATCACACCGTTTCAGTTTGGCGACATCGGAGAATCGAAGCCCGGTGTAACAACAAAACAAGAACACGTCGCGGGTGTGTTCCAAGTGTCGGTCGGCATCCGTGAATGTCATTTCGGACATTGCCCGGACTTCTTCTTGTGTCAAATAGATTATTTCCTTTGCGTTGCCGTCCGTGCCTTTTAGTTTCGGGCGGAATGTTTCATGCACGTTGCCGGAATAATAACCGTGAACCGCCGCCCACCTGACAAACCAACGGACAAAAGCAAGGTTCTTGGCAATGGTCGTGTTCTTCAAGCCCTTTTTCATCATGTGGGCGACAAATTCTTGCATCTTTGCGTCGGTCAGGGTGTGAAAGGACAAAAGCGCGTCGAATGACTGCAACCGCTTCTTTAATGCCTTGAACTTTTGAAACGTCGCCGCCGTCCATTGATTTTCATTCCCGACGGTTGACGTGAATTTGTCATAAACTTGGAAGAACGACAATGAAACCGGGTCTTGGATTACTTCTTTAAGGGCGGTGTTACGTCCGACCAAATCGTTGAATAATTCCTTGACTTCGCCGGGGTCGGGAACACGCTTTTCAAGCAATTCATAACGCGCCATAACTTCACCGATTGCCGACCGCCATTCATCAATGATGCGGTTGATTGTCGTTGCATCAGGGTTGCCCGGCTTGACCCTTTGCGCGTTCACATCCCACGAATCAAGGTCAACCGATTTTCCAACCGGGAAATCAAGCGGTCTTTGCCCCCGGAGCGTCACACGCATTCGGATTGGGCAAACCGCTTTGCCGCGTTTGTGGGGCAAAAACTTGACCGACCAATTTATTTTCATTGTGCGTCCGTTTTAAGCATTTTCCCGCGACCAAGCAACAACCATTCAGGCGACACGCCAAAGTCCGTGCAGATGCCCGCCAATGCGTCCACGTCGATACATTTATAAGTCATTTCATCAATGGGCTTGTCGATTGACCCTTTCAAGGTTGCATATTTTACCCGGTTCAGGTTGTGAGCAGCGCAAAAACCTTTGATGCCGTCAATCTTGCCCAACTCGATTGCGAGATTCAGGGCTTGAAAGAATCGGCGTGTTATTTCAAGTGCTTGGGGGTTGACTGACTTTTTCATTTGAATTTTTGCTTTAATAGGAAGAAGCAAAACTTGTTTTGCCCAATTCTATTATATCGAAGATATATTTATTTTTTTTCTTTTATTTTCTTTTGCAGAAATTTGAATTGCAAATGTCCGTGGGTGCATTGCATTTGCATTCAAGGGTTGGTTTCCTGAACTTCTTGAAGCAGCTTTTCAAAATCCTTTGTGCGCCAAAACACGCCCAACCCCTGACCCTTTTTCCGAATCGCGGCACGTTGTGGGTTCATCCTGAACGTCAAGGTTGTTGATGAAGATTTCCAAACATACATATCGCGCACGGTGTCGGGTGTGCCGTACTGACTGACCAAGTAATTGAAGCATTCTTCTTTGTTGTCTTTGCTAACAAGGAATGAAACCCGGTCAATAATAAGGTCGGTCGCCCATACTGAAATAAAGTCAAGCGGGGTTTCTCCAATGTTCCGACCGTCCGGCGAAATGTCAAATTCATTGATTCGTGATTTGAGCGAATAAGGGTTGAAGTTTTGGACATCATCTTTGAAAACCATCCCACCAATCGCAACCGTGCCGATGCCCTTTGATGTTTCAAGCGCATCAATCGACCCTTGCGCAAATATAGGAACACACGCAAGGACAAGTGCAAGAATCACGCAAAATTTACGCATGGCGCATCTTGATTTCATAATCGGCAATCATCTTGTCGAATTGGTCTTTGTTGACCATGACCGTTTCTTCACCTTTGAGGGATGCCAATTCAAGGGCATCAAAGATTTGTTCAGGCATCACCGAATAATAAGACGGAACGCCATAAAATTTATTGACTTCAATTTCAATCATCATTGTTTCGGGGTTGATAGGTTTTCAATTATAGTGAGAAGCCGGGCTTGTTGGGCAATCAGGTTGTCAAGCGACTTTTGTTTTGCTTCAAGCAGACCGACAAGACGGGACGCATCCAACCCGGATGAATCCGGGGCGGTTTCTTCGATGGTTTCCTTTTCGACCGTCCTTTCAATAATCTTGTCGCCGTTGACGGCATCGCCGTTTTGAACGTGTTGACCACCGAACACAACATGGGGCTTTGTAAGAAGCGACCGCAATATTCCGTCTTTTGAGCGCGGAATCTTTCGCCCTGATTCCCAATTTTGGATGGTTTTCACGTCAACACCGATGAGTTGTGCCAACTGAACTTGGGTCAAGTCCAATTTCCGTCGTAATTCTTTTAATTCTAAATCGGTCATTATTAGTGATGTAACAATTTTTAACAATAATCAATGCGAAATATTCCGTGAAAACTATTGCAAAACACGGAATATTCCGTAATTTTGCAAGCGTAAACGGGAAACGATGCAAAGTTAAAGCGAAAATGAACGCTAACAAATAGCAAAGTTACGTCATTTTAGCGAAAAACCCGCAATCGAAGCCACAAAATTTCAAAACGACACCAAAAATTTCGCAACAATGAATGCAGATATTAAAGAAAAAATTGATAGTCTTGACCTAAGCACCCGTGCAAGGGTACTTGATACCATCGCCGCACTTGACAATGGCAAGGGTCGGTCAATCGAATTTTATTCCGACGGGTCGGGGGTATGCTTCACGGTATGGTCGCCGACCGCCGACCACGGATGCCCGTGTGAAGTCGCCCGGTCATTCAAAATGGAAGTCGCCCTTTTGATTCTTGCCGGGCATCGCCTTAAATCATCCGAATTTCCCAAATGTATGTAATAACCGCCGGGGCGGTGAATGCCGCCCCGCTTAATCACCTAAATATGAGCAAAGAAAACTTTTCATTCCTGAAAGGATGGTCGCAAGTCAAGAATGGCGACCTTGCCGAATGCCGCGACAAGCTGATGGCGGCACTAAACATCACCACCCGCGCCGCTTGGGGCAAACGCCTGAAAGGAGATGTCGAACCGAAGATTTCCGAAGCCCGCGCCGTTGAAAGTGTTTTCGCCGAATACGGCATCAAAGAAGTGTGGGGGGCGGAATGATGGAAGTTGCAGACCTTACCAAACGCGAATCCGAAATTGCGGAATTGTTCGCATGGGGCGCAAGCAAGAAAGATGTTGCCAACCGCCTTTTCATTTCGGAACGTACCGTTGAAAATCACGCCCGGAACATATATGCAAAAATCGGGTGTCAGAAAATCAATGAATTGTGCGCGTGGTGGTTTTGCACAACCTTTCACATTTCCTTTGACTTGTCGCCGCTTAAACGCAAGATTATCGCCGGGGTGTTCCTGATGCTTCTTACTCCGCAAGTGTTCGCAATCGAACATCAAGACTATTGCCGGACAATGCGCACAAGTACCCGCACGACAAGAACCATCCGCGCCCGTCGGTCGCGCAACGAATCCGATGTTGATTTCATTTACTTCTAAATTTCGCAACGATGAACAAGATAAAACATTACCTTAAAGAGATTGCGGGCGGTCAAGACCTGACCCCGCGCCAACGTGCGATTTTCATGTGGTGGGCATTGTCCTTGACTTTCGCCGTGATATTCGCCGAATGCCTTTGGTTTTGCGCCCTGATGGTCGCTTCATTCGCATTGGCTTCACACTACATCAAAGAAGTTCCGATTCCCGAAGATGATTCCGCCGAATTATGATTGATATTGACCCGAACACAAGGTTGATTGACTTGACGGTTGGGCAACTTCTTGAACTGATTGAATCGGCATCAGGAAAACCGACGCAAGGCGCACCGAAAGAACGCCGCCTTGAATATGGCATCGCCGGAATTGCCCGCATCTTTAATTGCAGTATCAGCACCGCCAACCGCATCAAGGCAAGCGGAAAGATAGACAAGGCAATTTCACAACGTGGTCGGTTGATAGTCATTGACTCGGATAAAGCAATAGAATTATTCAACGATGGCAAATAAAATTATAGTCGAAAAAGCCGCCAACGGATATATTCTTTCGATTGAAAACAATGAATATAAAGTTGTTGCGCAAGATAAAGAAGAAGTCGGCAAATATATTGCAGAAATATTCGCATCAAGCCTTAATTGGGTGGACGGTCAACACCGTGCAATCTTTGAGGTCGATGCAAAAATGGAAATAACTAATAAATAATATACTAACATGAAGAAAGTTATCTTGAAATCGCTTACTCTTTGCAACTTCAAGGGTGAACAAGCAAGAACAACGCACTTCAACGCCGATGTTACCCGCATATCCGGCGGCAATGGTCTTGGCAAATCAAGACACTTTGACGCATTCATGTGGCTTTTATTCGGCAAGGACGTTCAAGACCGCAAGGACTACGAAGTGCGCACCCACAACGCCGACGGGTAGTTGCTCCATGAAGTTGAATGCAGCGTGACGGGTGTTCTTGACATCGACGGTCAGGAACTCACATTAAAACGTGAATCGGTCGAAGAATGGGTGAAACCCCGTGGTCAGGTTGACCGCGTGTTGAAAGGTACACACAACGAATGTTGGTGGAACGAAACCCCGGTCAAGGTGAAAGAGTTTGATTCCCGTGTCGCCGCCATCCTTGAAGCATCGTTGTTCAAGATGATAACGAACCCGATGTTCTTTGCAAGCATGGATTGGAAGTTGCAGCGCACACAACTTTTCCAACTCGCCGGAACAATCACGGATGCCGAAATTGCCGCCAATAATCCCGAATTTCAACTTCTTCTTGACAAGTTGACCGGGAAATCACTTGCAGACTTCAAAAAGGAATTAGCGGCAAAGAAAACCCGCTTGCAAGGGGAATTGGATAACATTCAACCGCGCATCGACCAAACCCACAAGATGAAGCCGGAAAGCGAGGATTTTGCCGCCCTTGAAACCGAAATCGCGCAAGTGGACAAGGAGATTGCCGACATTGACAAAATCTTGTCGGACAATGCCACCCGCATCCGTGCCGAATATGAGGCGGAACAAGAGAAGCAACGCAAGGTGAATGAACTTACCACCAAGCGCAACAATCTTGTCAGGGATGCCGAACAAGAAGCCAAAAACGCCGCATTTGAAGCCAATGCGACCCGTCGTGAACTGACATCGACCATCGAATCAAAGAAGCGTGAATTGTCAGCCATGAAGCGCACCTTGCGCACCCTGACCGACACCCGCGACCGTTACGCCGCCGACATTGCAAGCCTTGAAACGACCATCAACGACAAGCGCGATGAATGGTATAAAGAGAACGCAAAGGCATATTCCGGCGATGATATTTGCCACCATTGCGGACAAGTCTTGCCAAAGGAAATGCGCGACAAGAACTTGGCGGACTTCTTGGCGACACAAAAGGCGAAAAAGGATGCAATTCAGGCAGAGGGCAAACGCCTTGCCGCCCGGCTTGCAGACCTGAAAAAGTCACATCAGGACACCGAAAAGGAGATTGCCGACCAAAACGCCGCAATCGCCGCCGCCGAAACTGAAATCAAGGACAAGGAAGCCGCCCTTGTAGCTATGCCCGAAAGCACCGCCGCAACCGTCGTGCCGGAAGAAGTCGCCGGATATGCCGAATTGACAAAGCAAATCGAGGAAGCACAAGCCGCCGTTGCGACTACGACCGCCGCCCCGGATGATTCCGAACATCAGGCAAAGAAAAAGGAATTGACCGACCGCCGCGATGCCCTGAAAAAGCGTCTTTTCGCCCGTGATGAAATCGCCCGTGCAGAAAAGGAAATTGAAGAATTGACCGAAAAGGGCAAACGCCTTGCCCAACAAATCGCCGACCTTGAAAAAGAGGAATACACGATTCAGGAGTTTACACGCACCAAGATTCGTGAATGCGAAAGCCGCATCAACGGTCTATTCCACAACGTCACATTCCGTCTATTTGATAAGACCTATGAGGGCAACACTTATGAAACGTGCATCCTCCTTGTCGATGGTGTGCCATTCGGCGCGGCAAACACCGCCGGACAAGTCAACGCGGGTCTTGACATCATCAACACGCTTTGTCGATTCTACGGCATTTGCGCCCCAATATTCATTGACAACCGCGAATCGGTGAACAACCTGATTCATACCGAAAGCCAAATCATTAACCTTGTCGTGACAACCGACAATAAATTAACAATCGAATGAGCAACGAAATTCAAAAAACAAATCCCGTCGGGGTGGTGACAACCACCGCCCCCGCGATGGTCGGGTTTAACTTCTTCGACCCGGTGCAGTTTGAAACCATGCAACGTGTGTGCAAGATGTTCGCATCATCCGACCTTGTGCCGGACACCTACAAACCGAAAGTGAAGCAGATACCCAACGGCGCGAATCCTGAAATGGTCGCCGCTATTCAGGCGGAAAACAAGGCGGCAATGGACAAGGCGGTTGCAAATTGCATGATTGCCGTTGAAGTGTCAATGCGCATCGGCGCGTCGCCCTTGATGGTCATGCAGAATATGGCGGTTATCTACGGTCGCCCGTCGTGGTCATCAAAATTCCTGATTGCAACGGTCAATTCGTGCGGTCGTTTTGAACCCCTGCAATTCCGCTTCACCGACAAAGGGAATATCGGCAAAGTCGAATACACCGATTATGTGTGGAACGACCACACACGCCGCAAAGAAGCGGTCACAAAGACCCTTGACGGCACGAACATTCGCAACCTTGAATGTGTGGCTTACACCACCAAGAAAGGGTCGAAAGATGTTCTTGAATCCGCCCCGGTGTCGATTCATCTTGCCATCGAAGAACGATGGTTCACAAAGGACGGGTCGAAATGGCGCACAATGCCCCGTCAAATGCTAATGTATCGCGCCGCGTCGATGTGGACAAATGCTTATGCCCCCGAACTTTCGATGGGTATGCGCACAATCGAGGAACAACAAGACATCGTGGATGTCGAGTTTGAGGAAATCCCGAATGCCCCCGCCGCAACCGCGAACAACACCGCATCGACAATCAGCATGGATGATGCAAAGCCCGCACCAGCCCCGGCATCCCCTGAACCCGCCAATCAGGAAGCCGCCGCCCCGGAAGCAAAGGCAGAACCCGCGCCCGCCGCGCCTGAATCAACAACCGAAATGCCCGGATTCTGATGGACTTGAAGATTATCGGCAGCAGCTCAAAGGGTAATTGCTACATTTTTGACAATGGCGATGAAGCCCTTGCCGTTGAATGTGGCATCCCTTTCAGCCGCTTGCGCCGGGCAATGGACTTCAAGACCCGGCACATTGTCGGGGCGGTCATATCGCACGAACACGGCGACCATTCCGCCGCCGTCGGCAAGTTCCTTGAATATTTCATTCCCGTTTACACGTCGCGGGGAACGGCAAAGGCTTTGGGCATCGACCAACACAATCTTGTGCATCAGGTCGCCGACCACGAAATGGTTTCAATCGGCAAATTCCGTGTAATGCCTTTCAGGGTCGAGCATGATGCCGCCGAACCTTTCGGATTTCTGATTCATCACCCGGCAATGGGAACGACGTTGTTTGCCACCGACACCCGTTATTTGCGTTATGCCCCTTTCGGCAACGACAACATCATCAGGTTTCCCGGCGTGAATAACATCTTGATTGAATGCAATTATCGGCACGACATCTTGGAACGCAACCTTGCCGCCGGACGCTTGCCGAAAGCCCTTGCGAACCGAACCAAGAAAAGCCATTGCAGCTTTGCCGAATGCCGGGCGACAATCCTTGCGCAAGACCTTTCCGGGGTTAACAACATTGTGTTGATTCACCTTTCGGATTCCAACGCAAATGCCGCCGAATTTCAAGCCGACATTGAAGCCGCGACGGGCAAGACAATCACGGTTGCCACGCCCGGACTAATAATTAAAAATTTCAGTAAAACACCCTTTTAATCACTTCAACAATGATAAAGTATAAACTTTCAAACACCGAAAACGGCGAAACCGTGGGTTGCTTCGCGACCCGTCAGGATGCCGCCGACGCAATGGACAACTACATCAGCGACGCAAACAATGGTCTTGACCCGACCGATGAAGAATGGTTAACCCCCTTTGATTTCGACCTTAAAAAAGTCGAAGTCAAGGAAGAACCCAACGAAACCATCACCGACTACATCACCGCCCGTGAATATCTTGGCGGCAAGGCGAACAAGCAATTCACGGTCAGCAAAAAAGTTGTCGCCGTCAACACCGTGCCGGGGCTTGAAGATGTCACCCGTCTTGTCGATGCCCTGAACCCGTCGCACGTCAAGGCACTTATCGCCCTGAACGAATTGTTCACCATCGCGGAAGCATGGAACAAGGCGGATGATTTCGTGCCGGACTTCTCAAACAGCCGTCAAGACAAGTGGTTTCCGTGGTTTGTCTATGACGAAGACCGTGCGGGCTTCGTGTATGCGTATACGTCTGATGCGCCGTCGTATACGAATGCGAATATCGGTTCTCGGCTTTGCTTCAAAACCGCAAATCGCGCCCGTCAATTCGGAAATCAGTTCATCGACCTTTGGAACAAAGTTCTTTTGTTCTAACCATCGACGTGTCGCACTATGATACAAACAAAGTTCAACGAAACCCGCTTCACGACATCCGACACGGCGCAAGCAATGGGAATGTTCCTTGCCGACCGCCTTTTGAAAGAATGGACGGAAGATGTCGCCGACCAAGACACCGGGGAGATTATTCAAATCAAGCGGTGTGATGTCCTGATGGAACGCGGAACGAAAATCACCCCGGAAGTGGCAATGTCAATCAATTTTCACTTGCAGACGTGCGACATTACCGAATTTGAAGTGACTGACCAATGCCGCGTCGGATTCTACGACAAAGGCGATTATCCCGCCCCGTGGATTGTGACCGCGTATGTCAAGAGCAAGAACCGCAAGTTCATCTTGTATGCCCGTGGGCTTGAAGAAGCAATCGAAATTGCAACCGACTTCATCGAACAAAAGATGCCCGGACACTTTCAGTTTGTCAGTGTCAAGGGGTACAACGATTGCATCGCCATCACTGACAATTTCAACCGTTCCGGCTTTGAAGCTGACCGCAAAATGCCGGAAGACGATGGCGGGGTGCTTGAAGAAGAAGAAAACGTCAACGGCAAATTCTATTTGCTTGAATTGCACATTGCCCCGCAAGATGGGATTGAACACAACCAAACATTCCTTGTGTTCACGGATGATGCCGAAAAAGCGAAAGAACTTGCGAATAATTGGCTTGCGAAACGCGCCCGCGACAACTACGATGAAGCCGTTGCAAAAGGTGTGAAAAAACCTGAACGCTTCTTGTCGTTCAACACAACAATCAACACGGCAACCGTCGTGAATTGTTATTGCGTGATTCCGCCGGACTTTTCCCGTGAATACTTCAAGCACGACAAGCCCGAAAACAACGAATAACATCAATCAACCAACCCGCCGGGGAATCCGCCCCGGCGGTAAACGACAAAGCAATGAAAGATAAAACATATTATTTCCCGCACGACTACAACGCACGGAATGACCCCAAATTGCAAGATGTCCTTATTGAACACGGCGCGGCGGGTCTTGGCGTGTTTTGGTGTATTGTCGAGCAACTTTATGAACAAGGCGGGGAATTGCCCTTGAAGTCGTGCAAAAGCATTGCATTTGCATTGCATCAGGAATGCAAAATGGTTGAAAGTGTTGTGCAAGACTTCGGGTTGTTTGAAAACAACGGCGAAACCTTTTGGTCAAATTCTGTCAACAAGCGTCTTGGCAAGCGTCAGCAAATCAGCGAAAGACGTAAACACGCAGCCTTAACCCGTTGGCAATCAAGCACCAATCAGCAAACGCAATGCACTACCGATGCAAATGCAATGCAAATTGATGCAAAAGAAAAGAAAAGAAAAGAAAATAATAATACTTCTTCTATCGAAGAAGATAGGGAAAAACCGCAAAAGCGGTTTGTTCCACCGACACTTGAAGAAGTGCAAGCGCATATTCTTGAAAAGGGTTATTCGGTCGATGCCGAAAGTTTCATTGCCTTTTATCAGTCCAAAAATTGGTATGTCGGCAAAAACAAGATGAAAGATTGGAAAGCCGCCCTTGTCACATGGGAAAAGCGCGAAAGAGAGAATCCCCGCCGCCCGGCATCCCGGAAAGCGAAAACAAGTGAATCACGAAACGTAAATGATGAATGGAAATGAACAACAAGAATGACATCCCCGGTCTTGACAAAATCTTGCGGGCAATCGAGGAACGCGGCACATTCGCCCGAATGACCCGTTACAAGTACACCGGGGAAACCTACGACATCGAAAACGCCTTGAAGATTGTTGAAGCAATCGGCAAGAGCCGTGACCGCAAATTCGTGATTGATGCCGAAAATCGCTTCACTTACGAAAACTTCATCAAGTGGTGTCATTGCGACACGACCATGAAGCAGATTCACCCTGACACCGGGGAAATCGTGTCGGGCGACTTATACGCCGGAATCTATATCGGCGGCACAACCGGGTCGGGCAAATCGTGGTGTCTTGAAATCATGCGGGCTTATGCGTCGGCACTTGGCTTCAAAATCACAATCCCCGTCACCTATGACAAGGACGATTCCCGGACGTTGTGGTGGCGGATTGTCCGCGCCGATGAAATTTGCGAGAAGTTTGCCGAAGAAGGCAACATTTCGGAATTGAAAAAAACGCCGATTCTTGCCATTCAGGACTTCGGACAAGAGCAAGAAGAATCCCTTTACATGGGCAACCGTGTTGATGCCGTCCGGCAGCTTATCGAGTACCGGGGCGACCTGACCAACGAATTAACCTTGATAACATCGAACTTGCCGATGGCAAGCGACCGTCTTGTGTCGCGTTACGGCGACCGTGTGGCATCCCGCTTGCGTCAGATGTGCAACAACCTTGTCATTAAGGGCAAAGACCGCCGAAAACTATAATAACAAATATTTACATTACAATGGAAGAAAAGTTAAAATCAATCATCGCCCTTGCGGTCGAAATGCGCGAGGCTCAAAAGGAATACTTCAAGACCCGTGATATTGGAGTTTTGAAGTTATCAAAAGCCCTTGAAAGGCGGTTTGACAATGAAGCGCAGAAACTTCAATCGCCGTCCGAATCACCCGAACCGAATTTGTTTGACCAATAACCCGGCAACACATGGAAGCAGCACTTCAACAAGTGGTCTATAAGACCGAAAAGGGAACGCCCGTGACCGATTCCGTCAAGGTCGCCGAAGTGTTCGGCAAGATGCACAAGAACGTCTTGAAGTCGATTCGCAACATCTTGGGGTCGGCTCAAAATTTAGCGCACAAGACGTGGTTTCATCAAGTCACCTACATTGACGCGCAAGGCAAGACACAACCCATGTTCCTGATGAACCGTGACGGGTTTTCCTTGCTTGCTATGAGCCTGACCGGGGAACGCGCCTTGCAATTCAAGGTCGGCTTCATTCAGCAATTCGACATGATGGAACAAGCCTTGAAAGAGATAGCCCCGGCGGTTCAGGCAACCCCGGCGATTCCTCAAACATTCGCCCAAGCGTTGCGCCTTGCCGCCGAACAAGCCGAAACCATCGAAGCCCAACAAAAGCAGCTTGCAGAACAAGCCCCGAAAGTGAATTTCGCCAAAGCCCTTGAAATCGCGGGTGAATCAATCCTTATCGGTCAGCTTGCGAAACTGATGCGTCAAAACGGGGTTGACACCGGGGAAATCCGGCTTTATCAGTGGATGCGCGACAACGGATTCTTGCACAAATGCGGGTCGGAATACAACGACCCGACCCAACGCGCCCTTGAAATGGGTTTGTTTGAGGTCAGGACGGGAACACGGTATCATCCGCACACGGGCGAACCAATCCAAACCCGGACAACCCTTGTCACAATCAAGGGTCAACAATACTTCATCAACAAACTTGTCTATAAAACCCAACATCCATGAAAATCTATATCAGCGGAAAAATAACGGGGTTGCCGTTGCCCGAAGCCCGACAACGGTTTGAAGATGCCGCCGTGTTCCTTGCCGAAATCGGCTTTGACCCGGTGAATCCCCTGAATAACGGGCTTGAATCATCAGCGACATGGCAAGAACACATGGTTGCCGACATCCGCTTGCTTCTTGATTGCGATGCAATCTTTATGATGGATGGGTGGATGGAAAGCCGGGGCGCGTCGATTGAATATGACATCGCCAACCGCCTGAATATGGACGTATGGTTTGAATCGAAGATTTGCCGGGAAAATCAGGCGGTTTTGCGCATTCAAAACGCAATCCACGAGGTCACGGGCTTGCGCTTCAATCAGTACAAGACCAAATGCCGGAAGCGTGACCATTTTTATGCCCGGATGCTTTTCGTGTATCATTGCCGCCGCCTGAAAATGACGTTGACGCAGATTGCAAAACACGTCCACCGCGACCATTCTTCAATGCTTCACTTCTTGCGGAAATATGATGATGATTTCAACTACAATCCGCAATTCCGTGAACTTGCCGAAAAAGTAAATAACTTGCTGAACGTATGAAATTATTATATATCGACTTATTTTGCGGCGCGGGCGGCACTTCAACGGGTGTCAATCTTGCGCGGGTCAACGGTCAGGAATGCGCCCGTGTTATCGCTTGCGTGAACCACGATGCAAAGGCGATTGCATCCCACGCAAGCAACCATCCCGACGCGATGCACTTCACCGAGGACATCCGCACGTTGGAGTTGACACCCCTTGTCGAACACCTGAAAAAGTGCCGGACAATGAACCCGGATGCCTTTGTGGTGTTGTGGGCATCCCTTGAATGCACTAATTTCAGCAAGGCGAAAGGCGGTCAGCCCCGCGACGCGGATTCCCGCACCCTTGCCGAACACTTGTTCCGTTATATCGAAGCAATCGACCCCGATTATATCCAAATTGAAAACGTCGAAGAATTTATGTCGTGGGGTGATGTCGATGAAAACGGGAAACCGATTTCGATGGACAAGGGCAAGGCATATTGCCGTTGGATTCGCAACGTCAAAAAATACGGTTACGATTTCGCCCACCGCATCTTGAATGCCGCCGACTTCGGGGCATACACAAGCCGCAAGCGGTTCTTCGGCATATTCGCAAAGAAAGGCTTGCCGATAACCTTTCCCGAACCGACACACGCAAAGAATCCCGAACCGGGATTGTTCGGCAGCTTGCAAAGGTGGAAACCCGTTAAAGACGTGTTGGACTTTTCCGACGAGGGGCGGTCTATATTCGGACGGGAAAAGCCTTTGTCCGAAAAGACCCTTGAACGCATATTCGCCGGATTGGTCAAATTCGTTGCCGGGGGGCAAGGATAAATTCATGGTCAAGTATAATTCCATGAATCAGGCTGGGCGGTATCAAGCCCCGTCGGTCGATGAACCTTGCCCGGTCGTTGCGACACAAAACCGCCTTGCAGTCGCGCAAGTGTCGTTCTTGTCAAAGCAATTCGGCGGGCATCCTGAAAGCAAGAATTGTTCGACCGATGAACCCGCCGGAACAATCACTTGTGTTGACTATCACGCCTTTGTCACGGCGTTTTACGGAAACGGGAACAACCGTTCAATCGACGCACCCGCCCCGACCCTGACAACAAAGGAAAAATTGGCGGTTGTCAATAGTGTTTTCCTTGATATGCAATATGGGAACGGCACACCGGCATCAGTCGAAACCGCCGCCGGAACTCTAACGGCAAACCCAAAACACAAACTTGTCACGGTTCAACGCCCGTGGGTGATGAACACCAACTTCAACAATGTTGGAAGCGACGTGAACGAGCCTTGCCCGGTCATAACGGCAAATCATAAATTCCATTACCTGATGAATCCCGAATTTGGGCATTTCGCAATTCCTATCTTGCCGGATGATTCGCCAATGACCGTGAAGATAAAGCAATTCATGGTGTTATTCGGCATCATCGACATAAAGATGCGAATGTTGAAAATCCCCGAATTAAAGTTGATTATGGGATTCCCGGAAGATTACGTTCTTGTGGGGAATCAGACCGAGCAAAAGAAATTCATCGGCAATGCGGTTGAAGTCAACATGGCGCGTGTCTTATGCGAATCGCTTTATAAATCTTTGACCCCATTGTGCGTCACAAAAGTAGCAATTTAATTAACTTTGTCTTACTATAAGACATAAAACTAAATAACAATGTCCAAATTATTCTTTTACGACCTTGAAACGACCGGAACAAACCCCGGTCGCCACGGCATTCACCAAATCAGCGGTGAAATCGTGATTGACGGCAAGAGCGTTGAAACATTCGATTTCAAGGTTCAGCCCAACCCAAAGGCACAAATCGAAGATGCCGCCCTTGCCGTCGGCGGCGTGACCCGTGAACAAATCATGGCTTATCCCCCGATGGGTCAGGTTTACACGCAGCTTGTCACCATGCTTGCAAAGTATGTAAACAAGTATGACAAGACCGACAAATTCCACCTTGTCGGCTACAACAACCGGGGATTCGATGATAACTTCTTTCGCGGATTCTTCTTGCAGAACGGCGACAATTACTTCGGGTCGTGGTTTTGGGCGGATTCCATCGACGTGCTTGTGCTTGCATCGACATTCCTTGCCGACCGCCGCGCCGACTTGCCCAACTTCAAACTTGCGACCGTCGCCGACTTCTTGGGCATCGACACGACCGCCGGAAAACTTCACGATGCGTCCTTTGACATCTATGTGACAAAGGCGGTGTTCGACTTCATCATGTCTAAATTCATAAATCGCGGAAAATGATGGACAATGAAGCATACAACGCAATTTGCAACATCCTGAACCACGAATTGCGCGAACAAGACCATGCGGTGCTTGCGGAACGCATCAGGATTGCAACCGCCGTGTTGCCCGCCGTTTATGCCCGGTGGTGTGACACCCCGGATGTCATTAAAATGGATGATGGAAGCCAAGTGCGCCGATATTCCTTTGCGAAAATCGCCCTTGACATCGCCGATGAACTTCTTATCGAAGCGGTCGCACGAACCAACAAGAACGCGAATCACCGATGAACGAGATTGAAACATTCGGAACAATAAGCCTTGTCAATGCTGATTGCCTTGAAGTCATGGCGACGTTGCCGGACAACGCCTTTGACCTTGCAATCGTTGACCCGCCTTATGGAATCGGCATTGACGGGCAAAAGGCTTGCATTTGCAAGAACACGAAGCACAACCGAAAGCATCACGAAACAAAGGGATGGGATAAATTACCCCCCCCCAACTTATTTTACTGAATTACAGCGTGTTAGTAAAAATCAAATCATTTGGGGCGCAAATTACTTTGTTCCGATGCTTGACAAAGGCACAAAAGGTTGGATTGTGTGGTTCAAGGGTCAAACCGGGCTTACAATGTCGGATTGTGAATTGGCTTATTCATCATTCGATTGCCCGACCCGCCTTGTTACAATCAACCGATGTGAACTTGCACGGCAAAACACCATCCACCCGACTGAAAAGCCAAAATCGCTTTATGGGTGGTTGCTCAACAATTACGCAAAGCCGGGCGATAAGATTCTTGACACGCACTTGGGGTCGGGGTCGATATGCCTTGCAGCGCATGACCTGAACTTTGAAATGCTGGGAATCGAACTTGATGCCGGGTATTATCAAGCCGCGAAACAGCGTCTTTTGTATCACCAACAACAATTAAAACTTTTCTAAATGAAAAATCTTAATGAACTGACCGAAGCCGTCCACGCCAATGCCTTGAAGCACGGATGGTGGGAAAACAAGCCAAGCACCGAACATTGCTTGATGCTTGTTGTCACCGAGATTGCGGAAATGGTCGAAGCAGACCGAAAAGGTAACGTCGCGGTCATTAACCACATCCGCAAGCAACGCAACCTTGCCGCCGCGCAAAAACGCCGCTTGACTGATGATGTCGATTCCGCCCCCGACTTCATCGCGGCATTCGATGAAATGGTAAAAAACACTGTCGAGGATGAAATGGCGGATGTCGTGATTCGGCTTCTTGACCTTGCGGGGTCATTCGGTCTTGACTTCGACAAGCTGACCCCCAACAAGTACCACCGCGCATTCGACCGATTCAGTTTCACCGAAAACGCCTTTGCCCTGACCAAAGGGTTGTGCCGCGAAAGCATCAATATTTTCAAGCGCATTCAATTCGGCATCCATTACATGACCTTGTGGGCGGAAAGTCAGGGTGTCAACCTTGATTGGCACGTCCGGGCAAAGATGCGTTACAACGTCACCCGCCCTTATAAGCACGGCAAAAAGTATTGATGCAAGTGTTAATCAAAAGCAATGCAAATGCAATACAAAAGGACATGGCACGAATGAAATATCTTGTTATCATAACCGACCCGGCGACGGGCGAAAAGTCGGCTTTTTACACCGATTGGTTTCAAGCCGAAAATCACTTCAACCCCGAAGTCGGAATGGTTGTGATTGACCAAACGCAACATCTTGTCACTTTCGATGGTGAAACGTGGCAAGACATCGAAGATGACCATCTTTAACCCATAAATAATCAAATCATGTTAAAAGTCGAAGTTATCGGCAATATCGGAAACGATGCCGAAGTCAAGAACATCAACGGGAACGAATGTGTGGCGTTTAACGTCGCAAGTTCCGAGAAGCGCAACGGCACGGAATACACAACATGGGTTTCCGTCCTGATGAACGGCAACGGGGGCAACCTTACGCAGTATCTTAAACGGGGCGCGAAAGTGTTTGTCCGTGGCAACCTATCGGTCAAGCAGTATCAGGACAAGAACGGGCAATGGTGTGTCGGCATCAATTTGTCGGCATCCGAAGTTCAGCTTTGCGGGCTGAAATCCGAGAACACCGCCCCGACGGGCTATAACGACCCATTCGGCGGTCAGCCGGGCGGGTATAATCCCCCATGCTGATGCGCCCGAAATATGACATCATCGTGGGCATCGACCCGGACGTTGACAAAAGCGGTTACGCCGTCTTGAAATGTGATGAACGCAAGGTCACGACCCTTGATGCGTTGAACTTCTTTCAACTTCAAGCATACTTGACCACCCTTGCCGCCCGCGCCCGGAATCTTGATGTGTCAATGGTTGTCGTTGTCGAAGCGTCTTGGATGATTCAGGCGAATTGGCACGTCAACAAGTTTGACCGCCGCAACCGTGCCGCCGCAAAGGGTTACGACGTGGGGCGCAACCATCAAGTCGGGATGCTGATTGTCGAAATGTGCAAGGTTAACGGCATCCCCGTTGTCGAGCATATCCCGTTGCGCAAATGTTGGTCAGGCAAAGACCGCAAGATTACCCACGAAGAATTGACGCAGTTTTGCCCGGTCGATAAGACCCGCACCAATCAGGAAATGCGCGATGCCGTCTTGCTTGCATGGGCATTCGCCGACTTTCCCATTCGCCTGAATCCCCGCAAGGGTTGAATAACTTTTTTACTTCTTTTTTTGATAAAGTGTGTTTCATAGTGATACACGCTTTATTTTTGCACACAAAATCACCAATCAAAAATCGCAGATATGAAACCGATTGACTTTCCGCAGTCCACAAAGGTACTGCAAAAGCCGGAAAATATGTTCGACGCGGATTGCAAGCCGTTGCCCGTTTGGAGCGACGGCAAACAATGTGTGTCGTGTTGGCGACCGACTTTCAAAGAACGTGTGCGCATCCTATTCGCGGGCAAGGTGTGGTTGGGTGTCAACGCCGGATATTCGCAACCACCCGTTTACCTGACCGGGGAAACGCCTTTTGTTATTCCTCCGTTTTTCGCCCGTGTGCGTCTTTGGCTTGAAGATGTATGGGATAACACCAAAGACATCGCAAAAGAGGTCAGAGAAGCCGCCAAAGAGCGTGACAAGCGCATTCATTTCGCTTGTGGGTTCATCATTTCACTTGTTGTCGGCTTTTTCTTGCCGCTTCTTGGCTTGTTCGCCGGGTGTGTCGCCGGGGCAATCAAGGAATGGTGGGATTCTAAGGGTCACGGTACGGTCGAACTTATGGACTTTGTGTTTACTTCATGCGGCGCGGTTGTCGCCCTGATTCCGGCATTCATACTTCACAACTTGATTTTTTAAGACATGAAAGAAATTGAAATTCGATTCAAAGTGTGCGTCGGAGATTTCCCCGAAACCCGACTAACCAAAAAACAACATTATCCGCAAGGTTGAAAGGCTTGCGCAAGATGTCCTTGATGATTTCGATGAAACATTGCACGATGTCGAAGTTTACGAGGACGGCAAGAAGCAAGATTTAATATTTCCCGTGAACACGATTTGACATGGCAAAGACATCGAAAGCGAGAATCACCGACCTTGTGGGTGACAATCACAACTTCAACAAAGGAACGCAGTATGGCGACCACCTGATGGATGAATCCTTGCGTCAATTCGGGTTGGGTCGCTCAATCCTTATTGACAAGAACAATCGAATCATCGCCGGAAACAAGACCACCGAGAAAGCCGGGGAATTGGGCTTTGAAGATGTTCTTGTCGTGGAAACCGACGGCAAAACCCTTGTCGCCGTGAAGCGCACCGACATTGACTTGGATTCAAGAGCCGGACGCGAACTTGCCCTTGCCGACAATGCGACATCGAAAGCAAACCTTGAATGGGATGAAGAAGCAATCGCGGAAGCGGCCGCCGCCTATGACTTTGACCCGGCGGATTGGGGTGTGTCCATAGATGATGATTCCGAGGGAGAGGGAGAAGAACCCGAAAAAAAGGAGATTTCCACCCGCCTGATTGTCGAATGCAAGGACGTAACCAAGTTGTCAATGTTGTTTTCGGAACTGCAAGACCGGGGCTTTGAATGCGAGTTGAAAGAGTGAAAACCTGATGAATCTTACTTTTTCCAACTAAAAAAAGAATCAAAATGGCAAAGTATAGCAAAAAGATGGTTGCAAAGATTGTCGGGCTTTTGAAGTCGGACACTTACACCATTGCCGAAATTTGCCGTCAAGTCGGGATTTCAACGCAAACTTATCACGAATGGGTCAACACCCGTGAAGATTTTGCCCTTGCCGTCGAGGAAGCCCGCGAAGAACTGATGCAATCAATGGTCATTGAAGCCAAGAAGTCATTGCGAAAAAAGATTCAGGGTTACGACGTGACGGAAACAAAGGTTGTGACCGTTCCAAGCAATCAAAAGACCCAAGACGGCAAAGAAAAGCCGCGCATCAAGGAGCAAACGACCACCAAGAAGCACATTCAGCCGGACACCGCCGCGATTATTTTCATGCTTACCAACGGCGACCCGGAGCATTGGCGCAACCGTCAGTCAACCGAAGTAACGGGCAAGGATGGTCAAGACCTATTCGCAAAAAAGACCGATGACGAATTGGCGGCGATTATTGAGGATTTACACCGCAAATTGGATTCCTGATGAATAAGCGGTCGGACATGGTGCAATATATCAAGGCAATGCAAGAACGGCTTTTGCGCGAAAGTCGTTCCGATTTGTTGCGTTTCACCCTTGCCACCATGCCGACCTTTCGCCCGGCAGACTTTCACCGCCGTTATTATTCGGTGCTGACATCCTTTGCACACGGGGAAATCAAGAAACTTATGGTCTTTATGCCCCCGCAGCACGGCAAGTCCGAGGGTTCAACCCGCCGTTTGCCGTCGTTCCTTTTGGGCTTATGTCCTGAACATCGATTGGCGATTATTTCCTACAATGCGCCGAAAGCCCGTAAATTCAACCGAGAGATTCAACGCATCATTGATTCCCCGGAATATCACGCCATTTTTCCCGAAACGTGCTTGAACGCATCCAACGTCACGACCATTGCCGGGTCGTGGTTACGTAATGCCGATGAATGCGAAATTGTCGGGCATCGCGGGGGCTTCAAGACTGTTGGTGTCGGTGGCGCATTGACGGGTGAACCCGTTGACATCCTGATTATGGATGATATTTACAAGGACGCGAAAACGGCATGGTCGCCGATTGTGCGTGAATCCGTGTCCGATTGGTATGACACCGTGGCGGAAACCCGACTTCACAACGATTCCCAACAACTGATTGTCTTTACCCGTTGGCATGAAGATGATTTGGCGGGCAAGTTATTGAGGGAACAAGGGGTTTATGACCCCGTGGAGAATCCCGACGGTTGGGTTGTGGTCATTTATCAGGCAATCAAAGAGGGCGCACCGACCGAATATGACCCCCGACAAGAGGGTGAAGCACTTTGGGAAGAACGGCATTCGCGTGAAAAGTTGCTTGCCACGCGCAAGCGCAATCCGCAAGTGTTCGATTCACTCTATCAGCAGAACCCGCAACCCCGCGAGGGTCTTATGTATGAAGCCGGATTCGTGGAATATGAGATTCGCCCGGCGACACAATATTGCATCCGCAAGGCTTATGTTGACGTGGCGGACACGGGCAAGGACTTCTTGTGCGGCATCATCTATGATGAAACCGAACACGGCAATTATGTTGTCGATGTGCTTTACACCACGCGCCCGGTCGAGTACACCGAACCCGCCCTTGCAAAGATGCTGACAAAACACGGGGT